TGTTTTCGTGTTGCGTGTTAGAGTAAAGCGTCAATCGTGGCTTGTGGAACGGTTTCAGCTTTTGCGCCATCAAGCCATTGATTGATGTGCTTAGAGGTTGTTCGGCTGTATTTTGTTTCCGTTCTCACAAAACCGCCTTGGGCCAATTGTGCCGCCACTGGCGTTTCGTATGAAAAGAATACGATTGTGCCGTCGTTCAATTCAACTTGGGTTTTGTTAGCGCCTAATGATTTTAATTTTTTCATCGTCTTATCCTTTCAGTCTTAATTTAATCTAAGCGTTAATAATACGCCTATCGTCGCCAGTGCCGTGATCGCGGCGACCATCAGATAAAGCACTGCCCCCGCAACATCACCGGTATCGATCGACAGCACGGCAACCATAACCAAGATCACGGTAAACACTCCGAAAAACACCAAGGCGGCGGTTCTAAATAGTGATGTCATTATTTTTGGTCCTTTCAAGTTTGGTTTCGTGGTTCTCAATTCTGCCAAGTGTCCTAGGCTTGGCAGTGTTGAAAGTCACTTATAAGGCGTATATTAGCCCATCTTCTCCTTCATATAATTCGAGAGCACCATAGGCTTTAGATAGTGAGGTCAATAATTCACCATAATTTTCCCATCCGCCATCCCAAAATCCAGCGCCGTGGCCTTGACGTGTTAGCCAAAAATCATGCCCGGCTTGGTCTGGTGTTTTGTTTCCTTTCTCATTATCAATGTAATAGTGCATGCGACACCAGAACGAGAAGCAATCCGCCTTCAACCTGTCGTGTAATTCTACAGACCAGCTTGCGCCGTGAATTTCACTATCTGGAGAACAATCCGCCCAATTGGCACATTCTACCACGGCAGCGTAAAATGTTAGAAAATTCTGGTCTTCAAAGTCAGCCATAATCTTAATCCTTTCATGTTTTTAAGTCTGTTTAAACATATAGACCATATTGTCCCATAGCGCAACCCTTAAATTGACTTTTTTTCATTGGTGCGGTATTCAGATACCGTGCGGTATTCAGATACCGCGTAATACAAAATGTATTAAATGCTTAATTCCAAGATTGAAAGTTTTGGTCATGCCGGCAGGTGGAAGAAAACCAGGGCAAAAGAACAAGATCACAAAAGATATGAAAGAAGTGCTCATGCTAGCGTTCGAGCGCAAAGGCGGTGTACGCTATCTTGAGAAGGTAGCAGACACTGATCCGAAGACCTTCTGCCACCTACTCTCTAGAATTATCCCCGTCCAAGTAGCAGTGCAGATGCACCACATTGATCTAGGTGCTGAGATGCGGGCAGCGGAGCAACGTATCCGTGAAGGCTACACGTCCAAGTTGCAAGACGTGACGCCACCACAACCACCACAAAAAACGCCGGCGATCATCGAGCACGAGCCAGCGAAACCCGTTCGAGTATCACGCAGGAAAAATGAACGTTGAATGTTTTGGTGAAACGTGAGACGGGGGGGTGGTAGGGGGGTACCCCAAAGGAGTCCAGCAACCGAGACCGTGACGACCGTTTGCGAACACTATATTATTTTTTTGAAAAATTATGGGACAATATGGTGACACGTCCCACGATTACACCGCAACACGTCCCACGTTAACACCGCAACACCGCAACAGGTAAAACGAAATGTCCAAACAAGAAGCACACCCCGACGAACAACAGTTGATTGCGAAGATGTTGTCGTTCCAGGACGATCCGTTAGGGTTTGTCATGTATACGTTCCCGTGGGGTGTGCCGGGTACGCCGTTACAAAATCATAAGGGGCCGCGAAAGTGGCAACTTACAGCGTTGAAGAAAATGACGGCGCACATCGCAAACAATCGGAACTTGGTGTTGCAAGGTAAGACGCCGGAGTTGATGAAGTTGGCGCGGGCGAGTGGGCGGGGTATTGGTAAGTCGGCGTTCCTTGCGTGGGTTTCACTATGGATGTTTTCTTGTTTGCCGAGTTCGACGGTCATTGTGTCGGCCAACACCGAGCAACAGTTGAAATCGACAACGTTCCCGGAAATTCGAAAGTGGGCGACGATGGGGATTAACAGCCGCTGGTTCGAACACAACATCATGTCGTTGCGGCCCGCTGAGTGGCTGGTGCAAGCGTTGAAGAACACGACACAGTATGACGATGCGTACTGGTACATTCAGGCGCGGTTATGGTCGGAAGAAGCGCCCGATGCGTATGCCGGGGTGCATAGTCAGATGGCGATGGCGGTGTTGTTCGATGAAGCCAGCGGCATACCCGCGCCGATATGGCCGGTGGCGCAGGGGTACTTCACGGACAAGACGGTGCATAGGTTTTGGATTGCTATTAGTAACCCGCGTAATCCGAGCGGGGAGTTTTTTGAATGTTTCCACGGCAACCGCGATCAATGGGACCACGAGACGATTGACGGGCGAACGGTGGAGGAAAACGACCACACGCTGTATAACGACATCATCCGGCAGTATGGTGAGGATAGCGACCAAGCGCGTGTCGAGGTCTACGGCATGTTCCCACGGCAGGGTGACGAGAACCTCATCAGCCGGGGGGAAGTCGAGGATGCAACTGGGCGGGAGTTGACGCCGGACAACGGTGCACCGCTATTGATGGGCGTGGACCCGGCGCGGATGGGGAAGGACAAGGCGGTGATACGGTTCCGTCAGGGGTTCGATGCGCGTAGCATCAAGCCGCTGGTGTATCCGAAGTGTACGACAGCCGAACTGGCGGAGTATTGTTCGACGGCGATAGACAAGTACAAGCCCGATCATGTGTTCATCGAGGCGGATGGCATAGGGGGGCCGGTGATCGAGTTGTTGCAGAAGGCGGGGTACACCATCATCGCGGTACAGGTCGGCAAGAAGGCGCAGGACGCGCAGTATTATTATCTTCACAGGACTGAGGTCTGGGTAAGGATGCGCGATTGGATCAGCGACGCGTGTCTACCGGATGAGCCGGACTTGATCGAAGACTTGTGCTGTATGCGCTACAAGGTGAACGACAAGGGGCAGATGGCGCTGTATCCGAAAGAGAAGATGAAGAAGTTGGGGTTTGCGTCGCCCGACTATGCCGATGCGCTGGCCGTCACGTTCAGCAAGAACGTCTCACGCAAGGATACGCCTACGTCCAAACGGTTTAAACGAAATAGGGTTGCCAGAGACGTGGATTATAGTGTATTTAGTTAAAAGGTGTTTTTAATTTTCAGAATTTTGGAGAAACCATATGGGCGGTTTATTTGGCGGCGGCGGGTCCCCGGCACCAGTACCACCTCCCGCGCCACCGTCACGTTCGGATGCTGAAGTCCGAGCGGAAGCCTTGGCAGCGCGTCAGCGCAGGGCGGCGGCAACGGGACGGTCTGAGACGATCATCACAAGCGGTCAGGGTGTGAAGAAAGACGATCAACAGGTAGCCGCGACCAAGAAGTTGTTGGGAGAAGGCTAATGGGGGGAAGTAGACCCGCGCCGGCACCGGCACCACCCCCGGCACCTGTCGTCGAGAAGAAAGAGGACCCGTCCGAGGTCCTACGCCGTAAACGCATAGCCGAGGGTCGGGCGTCCGGTTCGACAACCGGTGAGGGCGACGGCGGTAGTGCCACTAAAAGATTATTGGGGAATTGATATGGGTGGTGCTGTTGCTCCCGTACAGAAGAAAACCACGCCAACTCCCGCCGCACCCCCATCGGCTGCTCCCACAGGCAGTGGTGCGGCGGGAGGCCCCGACTTGAGTGTGGAGCAGAAGGCGGGCAAGGCCAAGAAGGATGCGTTCGGGGTGGAACAACTTGGCGACATCAGCGGGTCTAAGATTTTGACGACAGGTGAGACGGTCAACACGAAGAAGAAACCAACGACCACGCTACTCGGTCAAGAACTATAGTAGGTGTAACATCATGGCGGTGACACCGGAAGATATCATCAGAAGATTTGATGAGTTGAAAAGCGAGAACGGTACATGGCAAAACCACTGGACCGAAGTCGCTGAACGTGTGTTGCCTCGCTACTCTGAGGCTATGCAGAACCCCTCATCGAACCTACTCACGCGCGGTGACAAGCGCACCGATAAGATGTTCGACGCCACGGCGGCGTTGGCGTTGGATCGGTTCGCGGCGGCGATGGAGAGTATGCTCACGCCGCGCAATCAGAAGTGGCAACGGTTAAAGCCGTCCGACAATGCGCTTGGACGTAACCACCGGGTCAAGTTGTGGTTCGAAGCCGCGACGAACGAGTTGTTTAAACAACGCTACGCGCCGAAGGCGAACTACGCCAGCCAACAACATGAGGTCTGGGTGGGTTTGGGCGCGTTCGGCACCAGTATCATGTTCACGGACGCGCACGATAAGGGTGGTCTACGGTATCAGGCGGTTGATCTTCGTGAAGTTCTGTTCGAATTAAACCATCAAGGTATTGTGGATACAGCCTACCGTAAGTTCTCACTAACGGCGCGGCAGATGAAGCAGCGCGTGGACGCGAAACGATGGGACAGCATACCGGATGAGGTCTCGAAAGTTCTCAAGACAAAACCCGACAGGCTATTCGAGATCATCCACTGTATCCGGCCTCGTATTGAGGTAGAGCCGGGGCGGTTGGATGCGAAAGGTAAAGAGTTCGCGTCATACTATGTTGCCGTAGAAGGTAAACACATGTTGAGTGAAGGTGGGTTTGACACCTTCCCTTATCAGATATCCCGCTACGTCACCGGGCCGGGTGAGAAGTATGGTCGGTCCCCGGCTATGCTGGCGCTACCGTCGATCAAGGTCTTGAACGAACAAAAGAAGACGCTACTCAAACAAGGCCATCGCACCGTCGATCCGGTATTGTTGACGCATGATGA